TAGTTGCAGACTTAACCCGACCAGAACGACGCGCTCCAGCCCGCACAGGATCAGCAATGTCGATGACCATGCCAGGTCGCAGGATGATGCCGCTTTCAATCGCAACGCTGAACTGGATCGTCTCAGTCAGATTCTGCTCGGACAGCAGCGTCCATTTACCAATCCGATGCGCTTGACCTTGGCTGTAACAACCAATGGCCTTGATGTCCTTTTTGATGATGCCGTACTTGGCGACCGCATCATGGTCTTCAACGTATTCATATTCCACATCACCATTGGTGTCGTATGACTGCCAAGCCACAACAGCAACTGTGTGGCGTGCTTTCTGGGACGTGCCCTGATATTGGAAGATGCCGTCAACAACATTGCTAGGGCTGAGCAGATACTGCGGATCAGACGGCTTGTCCTGCAGCAGCTGCAGCGTTCCAGCGCCGTAATAGGCAATGCCACGGAAAATGGCAGTCATCTGCTGGATGACGTTGTAAACCTCATCCCTGCTGTTAATCAGCATGTTGAGGCTGAAACGCGGCTCTTGATTGCCCGCTCCATCACTAACTAAAGCGTTGCAATACTGGCTGATTGCAAAGAAGTCGTACTTGTCAAGCGATGACTCTGGGACGCCTGCCCCATAGCGCTCACTAATTAGCAAGTCATACAAACACCAAGCCGGATCATTCGTCCATGTTGCAGCTTGGAATGTGCCGTCCCAAATGCCGGAATACGTGATCCGTCCCAGATGTGTTGTGGTGTCTACCGTCGCGTTGCTTGGAATCTTGACCTTGATTCCACGAATCAAATACTTACGCGCTGGAATGCTGCTGAACTGGCGTGAGTCAAAACGAAGCCCAACCAGTGCTGAGTTGGGATAGCGGAACTTATCGTCAATAATCTCGGTAAAACTTTGAAAGATCGTGCTGCTAGCTCGCTTCTGACTTGTCTCGTCGGCGCTGACACGCACCATGCGCACATCAACAGGAAAGCTACCGGTCAGATTGACTAGATAATCTCGCTGATAGCGGTTGCTGCTTTTACCGCTGATTGTGTCATTAATAACGTCGTTGTATCCACCGCTGTTGTACTGGATCTGAATTTTGATCTGAACGCTGTTACCAACAACATCACCATCATCTTCAAGCACCTGAAGCGATGGAATCGTCAGCGTTACACGCAAACGATCAACATCTGTATCCGTGATGCTGCGAGTAACTGAAGTGCCGTTTGTAACTTCAACACCAACCGCTGTCTCTCGCTCTGTTGTGTTAAACGGTCCAGCAAGGTGTGTCTGGCCTTGCGTTCCAACACGGGTGACAACAGTAAAACCCTCAAAGTTATTGGTGCCGTCAGCGGCTTGAACAGGCGTGTCGTCAAGAAAAATGCTCTTGTTGCCATCTTCAAGGCCGCCAATCTCGCCTTCGCTGATTAGATCAAGGACGTTGGCAAACTGTGTTGACTGAAGCGTGTCGTCCTGCTCAGTTGGCGTGCTTCTACCGCCACCGCCTTTACCGCCACCACCACCAGCACCAACAACGTATTTGGTCTGAGTCATACCTGCACCTGATCAACGTCAAGACCGCTGGACAGCACCGCCGATCCAACGAACAGCCGTCCATAGGCTATTGGGCAGGGCATCCCCTGACGACTGGTATTGACGACGTTGGAGAAGGTAAACGACTCCAGCTGTACTGACTCGTCAAGCGTGCTGTCCAATCCAGGCTGCGGTGAAATTGCTTGAGCAACACCGCCAAGCACCAAAGAAAGACCAATACTGCCTATTGCAGATGAAGCAGCCGCTCCAAGAGTGAATGTGCCCGCAGTCGCTCCTGCACCTAACCCTAAAAATCCAGCGCCCGCTGGTGCAAACACAATGGCAGCAGTGACTAATGCAAGCCCTGCCAGAATTTGGCCAGTTCCTCTGCCCGCACCAGCAACAACAGGCGTGATGCTGAACACCTCCCTGTCGCTGAAAGGCATCATCAACGGGCTTACATCTTTTTCAGTAACCCTGTCTTTGCTTACCGCTACGCGATAACCAACGCCGTCTTTTTCACTATCAATCAGCCACTTATCTAGCCCTGGAAAGTTGACACACAACGCCTTGATTGCCTGGGCTGGTGTTGCTACGTCAAACTCAAACCGGCATTGACCAAGCCGTTTACGCAAAGCGCCGTAGACCTTAACGACTTTCATGCCTCAAGGCGCAGGCAGTGCTCTTCCCATAGTAACCGCCATAGACATCACGGCTAGATAGCCTGCCCTGCACATGATGCAGCACCTGTTGATCACCCAAATAGATCGCTGCATGGTTCGGCAACGGTGAAACCAGATTCATCAAAATCAAGTCACCGCGCTGCACCTCTTCAAGCGGGATCTTGCTAAACCCCTCCGCAGCGAAGTTGTCCATATACAGGTTCTCACCACGATCCCAAAACTTGTCCCTGCGGTCATAGTCACGCAGCTGGATGCCGTACTCCCTTGCGTACCAGTCGCGCACAAGCGTGTAGCAGTCCACCACGCCAAACACAAACTCACGTCCCACATACGGCAGCTCGAAGCCAGCTGGCTCGCAGTAGCCCCAGCCTTCAGTGTTCGGATTGACGATGAACCATGGCAGTTCTGACTTCTCGCACGCAACGCGATCAGCTGTTGAGGGCTCAGGGTTGGTCTTCGGATGGCTGTGAACAATCGCGATCACCTCGCCCTGATCCTCTACATCGTTCCAGCCGCTGAGAACAAAGTGCTCGTCTGGCGTTTCAGCAATGTTCTGGCACGGAAAATACTTGCGCCGTCCTTTGACAACAGCAACCAAGCCGCAGCACTCGCGTGGTGTTTCAGCTTTAGCGTGCTCCAAAATCTCAGCCTTCATGGCTGGCGACAGACGCATCACTTGGTTAGACCCGCTCCAGGGAATGAGCCAAACGGCAGCTCAGCGTTCTCACCAAACCGCAGCTTGCAGCTGGCAACTCGCTTTCCACAAACATCCTGCGCTTCAGTGCTGACCTCATTCCCGTTTACGTCGTAATAATCAGTGCCGGTGTAGCTGCATTCACTGCTGCGGTACTTCCACTGACAGATGTTGGCGATGATCTGACGACGCGGAATTTTCTGACCAGCTAGGTCAAACTTGCTCGCAAGCTCAAATGTCACGCTGTCTCGTGTTTCGCTCGACTTACGGTCGATAAACCAGCGTTCATCAGGGAAACGGGCGTTTGGATCAGCCGTAGCATTCTCGACAAACACGTTGAACTCAAGGCTGTCATCACCTTGTGTAATCAAAGAATCATTGCCTTGAGTTACTGCGTTTTTGGGTTCACCAAAGTTTTCGCTGTCTAGATACTTGGCAAGCGTGCGGATGCGCCTTACCTCCGCTCCACCAAGGTCATTGCCAGCAGTTGTTGCATTGACCAACAACAGCAACGCTGTGATAGTGCTGCTGAGGTTGCTGACAGTCAGCGTTGGTCGGGGCAGCGTTCCGGTGTTGCTGTACTCGAAGCCATCAGCCTTGATCGGAACACGGGAGTAAGTGTTCGATGCAAAAACGATGTTGCTCTCCGCAAACTCGTTGGTGCCAGCGTGAAAGTAGTAAATGTCATTGCTGCCATGCAACGCTGAATCCAGCCGCAGCTGAAACAACTCAATGATTGCGCTGGGATTGGAGATTGCAAGATCGCCATACGTTGCTGAGACTGCAGTCCAAACACACGTCCCATCAGTAACGGTGTCGCCAGCAGAGTTGGGCCACTCAGGTTCTGAACTGGCTGACGTGCCAGCAGTCGTACAACGAAAAAACAGACCGGTGCCTTCATCGCCGGTAGAACGACGGACGTTCCCGACAGAAAATGCAGTGCTAGCTGCCCAAGCTGCTATTGCCATTACGGTTCAAAGACTTGGCGGAACGTTGCTTGAATTGTGGCGCGGTTCAAGTACGGAATCGACTTGTTCCATGTCTCACAGACAAACTTGGCACCAGCTGACTCGCCGGGTGGTGTGAAGTCGAATGCAGCATTGTCATCCGCACGCGCATCCAAGAATGTCTCGATGGTGTCGGCATCAGCCTCTGACACCTCAAACGTCAGGTTGTAAACCTTGGGATTTTGATTCAAACCAAAGCTCAGACGTTTTTCAAATCCGTCTCCGAAGCGCACCGTTCTGACGTTTGGTGCACTGCGCTTTTGAACACCGTAGGTGGGTGTGATTGACGGGAAGGTAGCCATCAGCTTGCGAGGAGACCGCCAGGACGCTTTTGCTTGACTAGCTCAGCTTGCACTGCAGCGCCAAGCATCTTGCCAAGTTGTGTTGCTTGCTGAGAATCGCCTTCAACAGACGAACCAGAAGCATCCACGTTCACCACAATGTTAGAGCCGCCCATTGCGTTGTTTGGAACGATATTGCCCTGCGCTCCAGGGACAAACAACTCAGGACCACGCTCGCCAACGATATAGCTGTTGCCCTTAGTCACTGAACCCCCAAGCGCTGCCATTCCTCCAAACTGACCTGTAAAGCCAGTCGGTGTAACAATCGCATCTTTTGTCATTTGAGGAGCTGATCCGGGCAACGGTGTATGTCCTCCACCACCAAAGAACTGCATTCCAATTCCCAGAATCTTCATCTGGATCTGAGCTGCAATCATCTGTGCAGCCATATCAAGGAAGTGATCCGCTGTGCGCTGGAACAAATTGGCCAACGCCTGCTGAGCGCTCATGCTGCCCGAAACAAGTCCCTTAAATGACTCGCTAAACGCTCCACCAAGCGTTTCGGCAAGGCCAATTAATTGATTAGCCGGATTCATCAAGTCATTTAGCTGCCCCTGAAGTTTTTTTAGGTACGCATCTAGGTTTTCACGATCGGTTTTAGGTGCCAACGCTTCGTTGATAGCCCCTTCAGCACCCTCTCTTTTACCTTCAAGCTCTGCTTTTCTCTTTTTAAGTTCATCTAATGCTCGTACCTGATCTTCATATTCAGTAGTTACGCCTTTCTGTGCTCTTAACTCTAAAATAGAGGTTTCTGTTTTAGCAATTTGAGCATCTAAAGCTTCTAAAAGTTTCTTGTATCCACGATCCAGCTCAAGCAGCTGCTTCTTGAGTTCAATAGCCTGTTTAGCTGCAGCGGGTGTGCTGCCTTGCTCAATCAAGCGAGCATACTCCTGCTCAAACGCTACCTTGTCTTTGTGTCTGTTAGTAAGGGC